GTGGATCATCTGCTGTGGATTACTTAGAAACTGTTTCGCTTGCTGGAGCATCTGTGGGTTTATCATGTGGTCTACGTCCTCCTATTCGGCTTTTTAAGGCGTTTACTTCTTCCCATAGCTTATTTATCTGCTCATCGTATTTGGGAGCTTCTGGGACCGTTTCTGGCTCTTTAGGAGCATCTTCCTCTTTAACCAGTCTGTACCGCTCGAAAACAGGCTGCTCCAGCGGCGAAAAGCCTTTCGTTTTTGTGCAAACATACGGTGAATTTTCGATTTTGAATGTAAGGGAATTTCCCGGAGCAACGGGCCAGTTATACGCCTCTTCTATGCTCCTTGCTGAAACGAAGCTGCCGTTCTGGATCTGCTGCGGCTGTGTCTGATACTGATATGGATACTGATATCCCGGATACATGTTATAGGCCATCGTTCTTCCTCCAGTAATAGATAATCGGCACCTCATCCCCGGAATCCCAGGTGTCGTACCAGTCACCATCTACTACAGCGACAACGTGCTCACCTGTTCCCAGGATGTAAGTCCCTCTCGGATGATCCTGCGCAAAATCAGCGACCGTATAGCACCGCGGACATGTATTCGGGATCGTGTACCGGGAGAATCCTTTATCAATCAGAAGATCTCCCCAGACCCAATTCTTGTGCATCATGTCGCCAAGCTTCCGGCCATGCTCTGCGAGCGCTTCATACGCCTCATCCCAGCTCTTGTTGAATGCCTTTGTAAGCGCTCGGATCGTGCAGTCATCTGTCCTGTATGCTTCTGGATTTGGGTTGTACTGAATGAACATTTTTTGTCCTCCACTAAGAAAAGTATGCAATAAAAAAAGCACCCGCGGAATGAACCGCGAGTGCTAATAATGTGTAATCAATATGCAATTTACAGATGCTTATAAAGGCGATCTTTCGCCCTGTACACAATGTTCTTTGTCTGCCGGACGGACAGGTTGAATTCATCCGCTAACTGATCAAAACATATACCATCGAGCATTCGGCGCTTCAGAATCGCACGATCACGCTCTGAGAATATCCATTCATCAATCAGCGCTTCTAGCTGAGTGCGGGATAAATTAATATCAGTCATTTCTTACCTTTGTACATACAATCTGTTCATGCATTTAACAGCATTCACTTTGCCGTTTTTAATACGTTTCCTCATTGTTGCATCGCATACACCATAATAAGAACATGCTTCGTTAAGTGTCATATAGTCTTTTGGCGTATTATGGACCATGTTCCATTCCCACAGGATACATTCGCCCGAAAATTTCTTTTTCGCTCTGCGAAACACGAAAACGTAATCGGTAATACGATTTTTTTCAGCAAATTCTCTTGCCGAAATTTTACGACCTTTGTATGCAACATATACTGTATCCGTTCTGTTTCTTGCCTGTACAATAAAATCTACCCACCTGCAATTTTCAGGACAATAGTTTTTATTGGCATCTATCCTGTCTATGCTTTTGTCATCTGAATATCCATTATTCAAAGACCAGTTGGCAAACGACTCAAAAGAATCCTTCCAATTCTCGCATATGGCTATACCTCTTTTTCCGTACCACTTATAATGACGATCTGTTTTACAATAGCACCGAGTTTTCATTCCGCACCATATACCATAAAGGCGGGTGTTCGTCATTCCATGTGTTCTTGTACGATCTCCAAATGTTTCTCTGCTTCCCATGTTTTTCTCCTATACAGAAAATAAAATGGGTAATCTTGTACTTGTATAGGTTTCCAAGAAACGGTTTGCAACCCGCTGTCCCCATTTTAACGCTTAACTTTTACCCTGCCAGTTCCATGACATATCGAACATTTGCGATATCCCGAATTACCGCCCGTCTTCCGTCTGCGAATTCTGATTGTCTGTCTCGCTCTCGCCATAATTATAAATGCTCCCTGATCCTACTCCGCTCAACGTAACATTGCCGTCATTGTCGGCTTTTCCGTCTTGCGTGATCACTATATCCTCAAACTGATTCTCATAATAAATCCAACCGGCATTCGTGCCGACCAGCGCAACAAAAATAATGATGCACAGAATCCACAGGCGCTTGATGGTACGTTCCATCCTGCACATATGATCTTCGTGCACCACATAAGGTATAGATTCCGGATATGTCTTTTCGTTCATGACGATCCCTCCTTTCCTGCAGTATATCACACGTCCAGAAGAATCTCCCACGATTTATTGTCGCACACTCCATTCGCCTCAAGACCAGCGCGCTGCTGAAACTGTTTTAAAGCATGGATTGTATTTGGTCCAGCAGACGCATCCACCGTGACCAGCTTTCCATTGACTCCAGTATAGCCAAGACCACGCAAGCATTTTTGCATCAGAGCTACACTCTTACCGGTGTCGCCCTGGCGCACCTCCCACACACTAAAGTTGTATGAGGCTCGCTCAGTTGTCGGAGCAGTTGTCTCAGTTGTCGGAGCAGGCGCCGGAGTTGTATCATACTCCGTCAGGTGGTATCCCGCCACGATATCATACACAGCACCAACATAGTTAGACGCTGTGGCGTATCCATCTGACTTGATCAGCTCCAGGTATAGCTTCGGGTCAGTCACGCCCTTCAGATTCCTGTACCGCGGATACTGGATGAATTCGAAATACCCTCTAACTCCGGCATCCATCGAATCATACACCCGAAAATTCTGGCTTATATTGGTCTTCTGCCCAGGAGTGTATTCCTCCCACGTGGCCATGTTAACAGATTTCCCGGTCCATCCGCTGCCGCAAGTCAAACCGAAATAATTATGATAAACTGAGGCAAGTTTAGACTTGCCCCAGCCGCTTTCCAGAATCGCCTGCGCTATGATCGCTGAGTGGACCTTTATCCCATACTGCGGCGCGTATTTCTGCACATAATACGCGATTTGCTGAATAAATTCCTGGTGCGTCATCACAGTTCCTCTTCCGTCACTTCCGGCAGACCCTTGAGCGCCAGAAGAAATGATACGACCATTGCAAGCAGCGTGGATGATCCAACCACGCGCCAATCGACCCCGCCGAATAAAGTCGTTGATCCGATCACAGCCAGCGCTGCTTCAGCCCCGGTCCGGATCATCCTGATCAGTGTTGCTTCAAACCATTTCTTTGTAAAAATCTTGCCCATAATTAAGCTCCTTTCTCCAAATCCGCTATGCGGTTGTTGGCTACCTTCTGCTTTTCCTCCAGCACATCTGTCCGCCGCTCCAGCGCATATGTCCGCTCAATCAATGTGTTGTGCTTGTCCACCTTCTTCTCCAGTTCCTCCAGGCGGTAACTGATCAGGACGATATTATCCTGATGCGCCTTTTCGGTTTTCTGGTTCTGAAAGTGGTTGTTGATCATACAGACTATGATCGCCGCTGCTGCAGATATAAATGATGCTGTTATCGTGGGATTCATCGGCCCGTCCTCCACCAAAAAAGGCACCCCGGAGGATGCCGTAAAACAATAGCTGCTAAAATAAATCCCTGGTGCTGCCACACCAGGGATTCGTGAGATTATAACCACCCACTAGTTTTCTATTTCCAAATACATTTTATCATATCTTCAACGTCTATTCTATCACCTGAATTTCAGATTTCAGCAACTCTACCGTGTTTTTAACTGCCTTGGCAAGCACTTCAGCGGGTATCTCAACATCGTAGACATCTCCGCTTCTCGCCATTCCGGCGGCGACACTATCACAGATCATCTCGATTACATCGAGCAGATTTACATCATCCGGGCAATGCCTTTTGAGGTGATGTCGTTCAAGCACATCGTAATGAAGTTTCGACCATTCGCCGTCAAAGAAGTTCATTTTTCCTTCTATTGTGTTACACAGATCACGATAGAACATAGATCTATAAGGTTCTGTTATTTTTGTCCAATCATGTTCATTTACTTGGTTATGTAACATGCTTGAGAATTCATCTGCAAGTTTTTTTACATCCTCCACATGATCTAAATTAGCTTTGTTGAATTTCGTAAATGTGGGGATCTCTTCTGCGACTCTTGAATCCCCCTCTGTATGTCTCTTAATTTTGATCATTTTTTCCTTTCTTTTATTATCGGCTGTTTCCTCTTGTTCAAAAATAACCTTGCCTTTTAAGTGACAAACTGAATAAGCCATACGGCAAATCTGCCAAGCATTATTTTGATTGTTCTGTACAAAAGATTAAAAACTTTCATTCAATTCTCAAACCTTTACGTTGCCTTAAACCAGTTCAATATCCTCGATGCAAGCACGTTCCTCAAGGATATACAGATACCGCTCCATAACAGATGCCTGCTCTCTCAGAAGATCGATAGGACAAGACGGAGTAAACTCCAACTTGCCTGCGTCATACTTCACAAGCATTTTATGAAGTTTCTCATAGCGATCCTTGACCTCTCTGTATTCATTGATCATTCTTTCTTTCCAAGATTCCATTGATTTACCTCCGATTTCCGTATGCTCGATATTCATTTCGGGGTCTGCGGTGACTTCGCGCAGTGGGCAGTTCTTATACTGTCCGTCCCATGACCAATAACCTATATAACCCTGTAAGAGACATTCATATTCCCTGTTCAAGAAAGGACATAAATGGAAATTGTCCTCTTTGTCTATCCACCGACAAGCACTCGGTTTCTTCATATCAATCTGAATCATGATTCCGACTCCTCCACCGCACGACAATAATATAGCGCATCAATACATATTATAGCGCATTGATACACCATATAAATTGCCCTTTAAATTATATTGGGTATTTCTTTCATTGTTATAAATGTTAATCCGATCTCTAACGCATAGTCAATAATGCCTTCAAGCTGTTCTTTTTTCTCGGTAGTTAACTCGTTTTCATGCCAGTGAATGATGCGGAGCAAATTATTAGCTTTTATATTGTCAAGAATCCTTTTCTGGTCGGCAAGCGTACTGTCAACGCTTGACTGAGATGTAAGTCCGAATATGTTTGATTTTGCTCCGTTTGTGTAGTCGGGATAGTAAGGCACACCGTTTTGATAGCCTGTTCTCAAACAACCAAACCTGCCACCACAAATAGCCCTAATAAGGTTATTGATGTTGTGGGCTGGGCAAACTGCTCCATAAGGAACTAGACCAATAGAATCCCAATATGTTTTTTCACTGTCAAAAAAGTTATTAAGTCCTAACTCGTCATATTGATCCCACGTTGTTCCGCCATGTTGTGCTATGTTGCATCCATGATTATTAACCGCATCCACAACTGCGGAAAGTCCAGACTCAGTAGAAAAAACAGTTGATGACTTCATCACTGCAAATGTACAAGGAATATCCCCTTTGTTCTGCAACATTGGTATTGTATAAGTTGCTAGATCGGAATCACCGTCATCGGATACAAGACAAATATAACCTTTTGTCAGCACTCCAAGAGGACGATATGATAACAAGTTAACCATATATGGAGTGATAGTTGTAAGCGGATAGTTCGCAAGAATCTGCTCCGTAGCATATATGCTTGAACAAAAGCCTAAGACATCTCCCGTTTTATATTCTTGATATTTTCCATCCTCACCATTGAGAAAAATTCTTGCAGTAGGACTGTTTATTCCTGTTCCGTCCGTTCTAACATATCCCGTTAGTTTTAAAAATGATATGCCACTTGGTACAGTATAAGACTCTACGTCCTCTGCTCCCAACGAACTAATAGCAACCTTCTCACTGTTGTAGGCACATACAAACCTAAATGGTAATGGCGTCTGCTTTCCTGCGTATCCTTTGACTACATCTCCCTCCGTAACCTTGATATAGTCTGTATAAGCGTATGCAGAACTATACCCCGTGTTCCCGCTCTTGTTGACATATTTGCCGATGGTAAGAGCCGCTTTATTAAGCACATTCTCCGATGTTGCGGTCAGCTTCGTTTCAAAATCTTCCTTTAACGTATATATGTCCTGCTTGTTCGTCTCGATCTGCGCTGCACTGGCAGACACTGATGCCGCCGCACTTTCGGCCCCGGTTTTTGCGGTCTCGGCTGCAGCCTGGGCTGTTTCGGCCCCGGTCTTTGCTGTCTGCGCTTCCGTGGCCGATCCTGCTGCCGCTGTCGCACTATTCCCTGCATTGGTCGCGTATGTGGCCGCCGCCGATGCTGATCCTTCTGCCTGGGTCTTCGATGCTTCTGCCGCCTGCTGCGCCGACTCTGCCTTGCCCTGGGCGGTTTCTGCCTTACCCTGCGCCGCCTCTGCCGCTGTCTGTGCTGTCTGTGCCGCGGTGCTGGCTGTTTCCGCTCCGGTCCTTGCTGTTTCTGCGTCTGTTTTAGCGGTCTGTGCGGATGTGGCTGATCCTGCTGCGGCTGTGGCACTCTGCGCCGCCTGTGATGCGCTTTCTGCCGCTTCCCGACCTACTGTCGCATAATCGGCCATTAATTCCGCAAATTCTTCTTCCGTGCCTGTGTAACCCTTCGCCTTTGCGTATGCATAAGCAGTGACATGTCCTATATTTTTGTCGTTAACTGATACACTCATGATCCTGCCCTCACCATCAAATCTCCATCATGAAGATAAAAATCAACTTTGACATTTTCGGTCCGCTGATAGTGCAGATCCCCGTCATCGTCAATGTAGAAAAACATATATCCCGCCTGGGCCGCTGACTGCTCCGCCGCCTCTGCGCTCGCTGCTGCAGCTCCGGCAAACTCCTGAGCATTAGATGCGAACCGTCCGGCCACTGTCGCAGATCCCATTGCTTCGGATGCGCTCTGTTCTGCCTCCTGTGCGCTCTGCGCGGCCTCTCCTGCTGCGGTTGTTGCTGTATCGGCAGACTCGGATGCATTCTCCACAGCCTCCGCCAGCTTCGCGTCTGAGTCCACCTTGAGCCGGTCGATATAATCGATCATCAAATCGTACCAGGACTGATACGGATCAGGTATGGTTTCTTCACCGGTTAAGGACTCCAGCACGTTCGTCCGGTATATCACCGTTTTGGCCTTGGAGTCCCCGGACCTCCACCGCAGCTCACACTTTCCAAAGCCCTTAAATGCCAGGTCTTCACTCTGTACAATCCATACCTGGAACTGCCCGCGCCGCTCCTGCCTCACAAGATACGGCCCTTTGTCACTGCTGCGCTGGTGAACAACCTCTGCAGTACCTTCTCCTACATTCTTGATCATGTAGGAAAGGTCGAACCATACCTCCCTGGCATTGTCTTCATCCACCCGGCCTATAGGGAGGACGCCGCCATTTTCGGTATTCGCATTGATTATGATCATGTTCGTCCTCCTATGCCGTGCGCTCCCAGATATAAACCTTTTTATATGGCGGCATGTTGTTATGAGGCTGACCGCCGCCTTCATTAGCAATTATAAAATCATTGTATCCAGGAGTCGCATCAACTGATGTACCAGGCATACCACCATTATTACCATTAGCATTACCGCCAGTATATCGAACCTTATGCGTATGGCTCGGCATCTCTTCTACGGTGAGCGTATGATTTGCTTCACCGCCATCTGCCGCTGCACTGTTTGCCGTCACCCCGGATGAAGCGCCATACAGGAAGTATCCGCTATGCTGCAGCCATGTTGTCCCGCCATATATCGCCTTTACCTTCTCCGCTGTGTCCAGTGTGGTAGACTGGATGATCATTCCGACATGCGATCTTGCCACATCTGCAGCCTGTGCCGCAGCTTGTGCAGCTTCTGTGGCCTCCTGCGCGTCTTCTACAACCTCTCGCATCTCAGTTATCTTGATTCCTGCAGCCTGTGCCACCTGGTCCGCAATATCTTCATAATCCGCAACCCGCTTAACCACGCCCGGCTCAAAGCATATATACAACGCTCTTCCCGTGCTGGATGATGGATCTCCTTCAGTGACGGCTGCCGGCTCTCCTTCTACCAGTTTAGTAGGATCAAAATCTTCGTATGATCCATGTCTGATCTGTATCGCCATATCAAGCCCTTTCCAGTAACTTCTCCAGCCTGGCTATTCTTTGTCCCAGACTATCTATCTTTTTCTGCTGCTGCTTAACCTTTCTGATCAGCAATGTCGTCAGCTCATTGTATCCGACCATATAAGTCGATTCTTCAGATCCGCTCACGATACCGCTGTCAATGATTCCAAGGCTTCTCAATGCCTCCAGTACCTTCTGTGCGGATACACCTATATGATCAGCACTGTCCTTTTTATCCTTCCATCTAAACCTTATCGGCTCGATCTCATCAAGAACATGATCATACCGGTCGTCCCATTCCTCTACATCCTTGCGGCGCTCATCGGAAATGTTTTGAAATGCTGTGGCTTTCATCGCTCCGCTTGACCGCACATCTCCGATCACATATACACGATTCCCTTTAACATCGGAAAGTGTTTCATAAACCACCGCGTCCGAATCATCTGCAAAAACAAAGACTGACTGATATGCTGCGAACGTCTTTGCATACACAGTTGCAGAGGTATCGCTATAGGTACCGCCTTTGATCGTCATGCTCCTTGCGCCAGCACTTATTGTTAGTGCGTCACATGTTACCTCCGTAGCAATGACATAAGGCGCATTGACGTTTTTCGCGAAGTCCACATTTTCCTGGAAGTATGCGGTCTTCAGAAACAAAAGAACCTGTTTATGATTGCCGGGGGAGCTTGATCCGTTTGTGTCGCTATTGATATAGAAAGCATAAGCGCCCTCTTTTACCTCCGCTGAATCGTCTGAGTAGGTTGTCGAAAAAGCGATGTTCTTACCAAGCAGCGCCAATACATATCTTCTGGTATATGACGTTCCACCTGTTCCCGGAACCGGAACCATTACATACGATGTTCCCAAATGCCCCAGGATTGTCTCCTGCTGCAGTTTTCCAGTGCTGCCGTTGTATAACAGATCCTTAAAGGTGACACGGCCCTGATCAAGAATAATCTGCTCTATCTGATTATTGATTAATCCATCAGAAACCCGCGGCTGTGATGTCGAAAACACACCGGTTGTCAGATCCCAATAAGCGCGTTCATTATCACTGATTATCCGGCCGGATTTGATCCAGTCTGCATAAATACCGATTGCGGAAAGTACATTAACTACCGCGTGCCCCTGGGCGTCTATCCCGGCAGCCCATGTTGCCCCCCCGTCATTGGACACAGCAAACCCGTCCGCTGTCATTTTCCAGATCGTGTCGCTGTCTTCCATTGTCTGCTTGTTATGCAAATAGTACGTTTTTCCGCCGCCAGAATCCGTGACGATCGTTTCAAATACCCCCATTGAGTTGGCGATCAATGAATTCATGCGGACTATCTCAAGTCCCACCTCATCCATTGCCCCGTCAACCTTGGAAAGGGCCTCTGCTGCATCCTCCTGCGCCTGAGCTGCCGCCTGGCGCGCCTGTGATGCTTCCGCCTCTATTCGACCAGATACAGACTTATACAGGCCGTTATTTCTTGCCGGAGTCTCCGCTTCACATTTAAATGTCGAAATGCCTTTCAACATTATGTCTATCTGAGTGATCAGACTTTCGTAAGTCCGGCCTCTTGCATCGGAAAAAGCAACCCGCTGAAACAGATCCACAAACGGGAAAGATTGATAGTCCATTTCGAACGGCCTGAATGTCAGTCCAGCTACCCGCGAACCGACACGGTTAACAATTACTTGTTTCTGCGTGAATAACGATACATCTATATTCAGCAGATACCCGCCACTAAGCGGATACAAATAACTGTCCGCCTTAACTCCGTCTACCGTGATGTTCTGAAGCGGTATCGTGGGAGAGCTCATTGGATCATCAAGTGTTATCAGATCCGCCTCCCCGCCGAATGTGTCCGATTCACTGTCGCCTGTATTCCATGGACTGAATGTACCACCATCCAGATCATCACCTGTTATGTATGAAGGGCTGCCCGCGTCAAAGTTTCCGCCCCACCTCACCACACGCGGGGCCTGTGATTTGACAGGCACAACATACATCCGATTGTTGAACGGTGATATATAAGCATTCGCTCCAAACAGGACGATTGCTGCGCTCATTATCTGCCGATATGTAGTATCGTCAGATATCGAATTGATCATTATATCGCAGTCGTCCCAATCAGCCGGAGCTGAAGCAAATCCGTATTCATCCACATAATCAGCATTGAAGTTAATCGAGCAGTACCTGCAGCATTCCTCAAAGGCAGTTTTGGCCAGCATTGGCATTCTGTCCTTGAGGATCGTTGCAGGCATATCCGCCGCATAAACCCCATCGTATCCGATGATCTGTATGGTTTCGCCATTTTTTGTGTTGTCTATCAGGTAATATGTTCCAAGACTGAACGGATATTCCTGATCGTCATAGCTGTATACCCCGCGAACCACAGCCTTTGCATTGAAAAAGTCAACTACTTCTCTTTCCGGCGTCCTGTAGATCTGAAGGGTGAGCTGCGTACAGTAAACATGTCCAAGCGGAAAAGCATCTGATCCGCCAGCGCGTGTTATCTGGCTGCCTCTTGCTATAAGATCATCTTCCGTCAGCGTAAAATCTACCGAATTATGTCCGGCCAGCGTGATATCTACCGTATACGTGATATCATTATGATCCTCCAGCGCCTGCAGCATCGCAGCATCAAGAATCAGCATAACTTATTCCTCCCTACGAAACTGCAGCTTATCGATGATATCATCTCTTCGCCCTCTTTCAGCGTCCGAACATCCAAGGACCCTTCACCAACATAAAACTGATCCGTCCGCCACTCGCCATAGTATGGTGAGAAATAATGGAGCGAGAAATACGGCTTTGACGGCTTCTGCACGATCTTCTTTAGAAGCGCCGCTGCCTGGGCCGGTTTCAGATCCTCATATTCGACATCATATGCCTCCACAGTGAAGAGCGGAGATATATGAGCTTTCCCGGACATTGGCCTGCCGCTGTCTTCTGAAGATGTTGTCTGAAACTGAAACTGAAATTTGGTCGGCTGGACGGTTGACCACCCATCGACCGCTATTCTGTCCTGCATCATCGCCTCCTTATGTCAGCTCAAACGGGTTCGCCCCCGTCATCTGCTGCCTCATCCGTGCCTCTGCTATGGTTTCATCGAACAGTACCCGCCTGTTCAACATTGCCGTAAACTGATATCTTCTGTTGCTTCCGCCGGTTTCCTCCCGGACGATCCTGCGGATCAGGCTCTCCGGTGCTTCGATATTGTTCCCGCGCCTCTGGTCGCCCAGGACCGCCGTAAACGGTGCATTGGGCGGGATAACCGCGCCGCTTGCCAGATACGGGATCCTCGGTGTTCCCAGCTTCGGGATATTGAATCCCATCCGCCGGCCGCCATACACCGGCACCCAACTGGGGATATCGATTTTCAGATTATTCAGCGCTCCGATACATGCATTGATCCCGGACACGATGCCGGAAACAAGGCCGTTGATGAATCCTATGATTCCATTGATTGGCTTCTTTATCGCATCTTTGATGGCATTAAACGCGCCCACAATGGCCGATTTAATTTTCCCACCTACAGACGCAGCCACAGAAGCAATCGTATTTAGGGCACCGGATATCATGCTTGTGAGGCCGTTCCAGATGGAGG